AAATGGGCAAAGGGTTCAAGGATGCCTGCGACTATCTGAAGGACAACAAATCTGCGGACTTCGTAAAGGCATGGTGGGCAGCAGAGACTTATGTGCCTGACGGTATCGTTGCCGGCTCTGAGTTGTTCGAGTTGGTTATGCAGCCCTTGCCCAAGGCACAAGCGCACTATCCTTATGCTGGCCTCAATGGCATGACAGGCGGTATCAGGCAACAGGAAATGGTGGTGGTTACTGCTGGCTCTGGCCTTGGTAAGTCTCAGTTTATCAGGGAAGTGATATGGCAGTTGCTGTGCGAGACCAAGGACAATATCGGCATTATGTTTCTCGAAGAGTCGGTTAAACGGACTGCCTTGTCTCTGATGTCATTGGCGATCAATAAGCCACTGCACCTAGCAGAGACTGAGGCAACAGAATCGGCTAAGAAGGAAGCCTTTGATAAGACCCTTGGCTCTGATAGGCTTTTCTTTTATGACTGCTTTGGCTCTACCGCAATCGACAACATCATCAATCGGGTTCGATACTTCACCAAAGGCTTAGACTGTAAGTACATTCTGCTAGACCATGTCAGTATCGTGGTGTCTGCTCAGGATCACGGCGATGAGCGCAAAGCAATTGATGAGATTATGACCAAGCTGCGGATGATTGTGCAGGAAACAGGGGTGGCCTTGTTTGTGGTGTCCCATCTCCGCAGGCCAGAGGGTAAAGGCCATGAAGAGGGCGCAGCCACTAGCCTGTCCCAATTAAGGGGTTCAGCAAGTATTGGACAATTGGCAGACATGGTGCTAGGATTGGAAAGGTCAGCACAGCATGAAGACCCTATTGAGCGCAACACCACAAGGGTCAGGGTTATCAAAAACCGATACAGTGGAGAGACTGGTAAAGCCTGTGCCGTTCTCTACGATAAACACACAGGCCGCATGAATGAGATAACGGAGGCCGCACTATGACATCTGCACTACTGATAGGTTGCTTTGCTTTTATATCATCAATATTGAAAGGTTTGAAATGACTGAATATTCTTACGACTATTGGAACGATGCTGACTACGATACCGTTGATTATAGTGCTCTTGAGCAGCTAGAAGAGCGCATCAAAGACCTTGAAGAGGTCAACGAAGAGTTGACAGCGCAGATCAAGGTTGCTGTTAAGTTGGTTAGCAAGTTTAATCATCCTGAAGAATATGGGCACTTGCTCGACTCTGATGCAAAGCGTGAAGTAATGGACTTTCTAAAAATCTATGGAGACTATCTAAAATGAAACTAGAACTGGAGGTGGATACCTATGTTGGACTGGGCGATGGTGGTAATGTTGAGTGTCTTATTTTTACTGATGACAGCCCCACTCCTGCTATGACAGTAGATAAGAAGTTGGAAGACTTGGTGCTAGAGTTTATTGATCTAAGGCAGGTCAGTGGAAAATACTCTGATGCCCACAATCCTGAAAGGCAGGCATTGATGAACGCACTTGAAGACTGCCTAGCACTCTTAAAGCAAGCATGAGTAGTTGGCTTATCATCGTGACCGGCTGTATCTATGCCTACATCGCCGCAGAGCAGGGTATGAAGGGTAACATTGCTCTGTTGGTGGTGTATGCCGGTTATGCTTTTTCTAACGTAGGTCTTTATTGGATGGCTACAAAATGATTAACTACCTGCTTTTTCTGTTATTTGTCGTTATCTTCGCCCTTTGGGTGGCTTATAAGGAGGATTAAATGGTTAGAGTTTCAGGTGTGCCGTATGAAGTAGAGTTAGTAGATATGGTGTCGGAACTGGAGCGTGAGAACGCTATGATGAGGGCTAGGATGGAAAGGCTTGAGGATGAGAATCGTACACTAGATGCCCTGGTGTTTAGGCTGAACACAGAACTGATAAACTTGCAGAACACCAACAAATGAGTCCCTGTAAAACCATTTGCAAAGTTGATAAAACAGGTGTATATTGTATTGCCTGCTTTAGACTGATGTCAGAGATTGAGCAGTGGCCTACGATGGATGATACACAGAAGGCATTTGTGGTAGCAGCTTCAGAGTTAAGGAGGATAGCAAATGAAGCCGATAAGCGTTACAAGCGTGATAAATAAGAGTGGTGTATTGACATTTTACCTACTAACAGATGACGGCAAATTACTGAAGAAGAGCGAAGATGACCGAGATTGGCAACAAATCGATAGTTTTTCTGGACATAGAGACCAACTCCCAGTTGAGCCAAATCCACCTGTGCGTGACAAAGGAACTAAGAAGCGGAGAAGTTAAATGTCATCACAAGGCCGACACTTTATTAAAAATGTTAGAGGAACAACCACAAGTAGTAGCGCACAACGGAATCAGCTTCGACTTCCCAATCTTGAACAGGCTATGGAATACGAAGATAACTCCATCGATGTGCATAGACACCCTAGTCATGTCAAGGCTGATGAGTCCAAACCGAGAAAACGGACACAGCCTAGAAAGCTGGGGAAACAGGCTAGGCAAGAAGAAGATAGATTACAAGAGGGTCTGGCACAGGATCAACAAACTCTCTTTTGACAAGAAGAGCACTCTACCGTTTGACCAGCCACACCCCAAACTGTTAGAGCGTTATTGCAGGCGTGATGTAGAAGTATTGGAGTTAACTTATTTTGAACTTTTAAAGGAGCAACAACATTATGGTTTCTCGGAAAAGAGTATCGAACTTGAACACAAAGTCGCAGCCGTCATCTACAAGCAAGAGCGAAACGGTTTTAAATTCGATCTGCCAACGGCTATGGTATTTCTGGCAGGACTTAAAGATAAAATGGGCACAATTGAGGCATCCCTACAGTTCATCTTTCCTCCAATCACAACCGAGCGTTATTCAGAGAAAACTGGAAAGAAGCTCAAAGACGATATCGAAGTCTTCAACCCCGGCTCGAGGCAGCAAATCGCCAAGCGCCTCCAAGAAAAAGGCTGGAAGCCGCAGCACTTCACGGACAACGGTCAAGCCAAAGTAGATGAGACCGTTCTTGCAGGAGTTAATATTCCAGAAGCGCAAGCTATTGCCGAATACTTACTGCTTCAGAAACGGGTGGCTATGGTTGAGTCGTGGATTGAGAATACGACTGACCAGCAACGGATTCACGGTAAGGTCATCACAAACGGAGCAGTCACGGGAAGAATGACGCACCAAAGCCCTAACATGGCTCAGGTGCCCTCCGTTGGCTCTCCGTATGGGATAGAGTGCCGCAGTCTCTTTACCGTGCCAAAGGGCTATAAACTCGTTGGTGCTGATGCCAGTGGCTTAGAGTTGCGTATGTTGGCTCACTATATGAAGGATCAGGATTATGTTAAGACGGTCACAGAAGGCTCGCAGGATTTGGGAACTGATGTACATACCAAGAACCAGCAAGCTGCGGGGTTATCTACAAGGGCGCAAGCCAAAACGTTTATCTATGCATTCCTCTATGGCGCAGGGGCTACCAAAATCGGGTCGATTGTTGGTGGTTCAGCTAAGGAAGGGCAAAGGCTCATCGATTCTTTTCTTAGGAACACGCCAGCTTTGCAGGCTCTTCGCAGCACGGTTGATAAACTCTCCGATAAAGGGCACCTACCGGGTCTTGATGGACGTAGGCTATTCGTTCGCTCCGAACACGCAGCCCTCAACACACTTTTACAAGGTGCTGGTGCGATAGTGATGAAGCAGGCTCTGGTGTTCTTAGACGAGAGTATCCGCAGGAACAAACTAGATGCCAGGTTTGTTGTCAATGTGCATGACGAGTTCCAGTTAGAAGTCAAGGAAGAACACGCACAAAGAGTAGGGTTTTTAGCAGTAGAGAGCATCAGAAAAGCAGGCAGGACCCTTAAACTACGCTGCCCCTTGGACGGCGAATATAAGATTGGAGATAATTGGTGTCAAACGCACTAGACGACTTTAAGGACCTTGGAGAGCCAGAGTCTGCCTTGATGATAGCCGTCATCAATGGGTCTATCCATGTGGCCTACAGCAAAGATTTAACAAATAAATATGAAGAAATGCTTGACATACTAGAAACTGCCTGTATAATGATTTCTGAAGCAGCAGAACCGAAGTCTAACCAAATTACTCACTAACCTAAAAGGAGAATTATATGAGTGATGCAAAGCCGGTTACAGTCAAAGCCACCGTTATGTGGTGTAACCATAATAAGGTCAACGAGATGTCTAGCAAGTATCAGCTTGAGTTGACTAACCTCAGTGACAACGCAGTCAAGGCTCTTGAGGGTATTGGCCTGGAAGTACGCAAGCGTGAAGACAAGCCAGAGAAAGGCTTCTACATTACTTGTAAGTCTGTACGTCAGATGGATAAGATTTTTGATAAGACAGGCTCAAGTCTGATCGATGTAGCCATCGGTAATGGCTCTACAGGCACTGCTGTTGTCGGTACTTACGAGTGGGCTTTCAAGAACAAGAAAGGCCTGTCTGCTTCGTTGATCAAGATGACTATTGATAACCTAGTCGCCTATGATGCTGAAGACACTCCAGTAACGGAAGAAGCCCTATAATGATTGCTTTGGTAGACGGGGACATCGTGGCCTACACAATAGCTGCTGGCTGTGAGGACTATGATGAGAAGACCGCACTATCAAAGTGTTCAGAGTATTTGGAAGACTTGGTCTTTGTACACGCTGACTGTTCTGATGCCGAAGGCTTTCTCACCGGCTATGAGAACTTCCGTATCAGTATTGCAAAGACTAAGCCCTACAAGGGAACTAGGACACAGGACAAGCCAAAGCATTTAAACCTACTTAGGGATTATCTTGCTTCGGCTTGGGGGTTTTCTGTGGAGCAATATCAAGAAGCAGATGATGCCCTTGGTATTGCTGCCTATTCTATGGAACCTGAAGACTATATCATTTGCACGACAGACAAGGATCTGAACATGATTCGTGGCTGGCATTACAATATGCGTAAGAATGAGAAGTTTTGGGTTGATGAAGATGACACCCTGTATAATTTCTACACACAAGTCCTCACTGGGGACCGTGTTGACAATATACCAGGATTGCATGGAATAGGTCCTAAGAAGGCTGAGAAGATACTCAAAGGCTGTAAGACTGAAGACCAACTCTATGAGGCAGTATTGAAGGCTTATGACAACAATGAGGAATACTTATGCGAACAGGCGCAGTTACTATGGATACGAAGAAAGCCAAATCAACTCTGGAGAAAGCCCCGATAATCTATATCGAATGGGTGGATGCCGTAGCTGATGTCGAATGGCAAGAGAATGTCAAACCAGAAATCCATGCGTGTAAAAGCATCGGTTGGCTTGTTGGCGAAACAGAAGAAGCCATCTGTATTGCCTGTACAGTCAGCATGGAAAGCAGTAATGCGAGGATGCACATACCAAAGGCTTGGGTTAAAAACAGAAAGGAAATCAGCTTTGAAGCCATCGTCAGCGAAAGCAAAAGGGCGAGTCCTGCAACAAGCCGTAAGGGACCTAATCCTAGCAAAGTTCAACCTAGAGCAAGATGATGTCCGTTCAGTTAGTATGGGCGCAACGGGGGAGGATCTGCTACTCAGTCCAGCAGCCAGACGGCAGTTGCCAATTAGTCTGGAATGCAAGTCCAGAGCAAGTATCTCTGTTTACGGATTCTATGAACAAGCAAAAGCAAATGCAGGAGGATACGAACCAGTTGTCGTTGTCAAGCAAAACAGAGATAAGCCCTTGGTTGTGGTAGATTGTGTTTACTTTTTTGAACTATTAAGGAGAGCCAGCAATGAGTAGTTTTCGATTTATCTATGAAGGCGGTGACTTTGAAGATGAGGGCAACAGTCCTTTCCCATCAAAGACAACCATAGAGTCCTTCCATGAGTTCGCTGATGACCAGACATGGGAAACCATTCTGTGGCAGTTCTGTAAGTTCCTTGAGCACACCGGCTTTGAAGGTGTACGCAAGCGTGTAGTCATAGAAGGCCTGCGCCATGAGTGCCTCTTCCAAGACTTCTTCAACCGGGAAGTTACCATGACTGACACACTAGAGGACTACATCGAAGCACTAAACAAGGATGACCAATGAAACTACTGATGCTAGACATCGAAACAAGCCCCAACACTGCACACATTTGGGGCCTTCGTGACCAGTACATCAGCCCAGATCATTTGTTAGAGTCGTCTTATGTTCTGTGTTGGGCTGCTAAGTGGTACGGCTCTAAAGAGGTGATGTTCTCTTCTGTGCAAGATACAAAGCCTAAGTTCATGCTTCGTAAGATACATGACCTGATCTCTGAAGCCGATGCAGTATGTCACTACAACGGCACTCGCTTTGATATCCCTGTGCTGAACAAAGAGTTCCTGCTGCACCATCTATCACCGCCTGCTCCGTACAAGCAGATTGACTTGCTAAAGGTAGTTCGTAAAGAGTTTCGTTTTGCAAGCAATAAGCTAGACCACATCGCACAGAGGCTCGACCTTGGTAAGAAGGCATCGCATGAAGGCTATCAACTCTGGGTTAAGTGTATGAACAAAGACCCTGATGCCTGGAAAGTGATGGAGAAGTACAACAAACAAGACGTTATTCTATTGGAGAAAGTCTATGAGCGTTTGCTCCCTTGGCTTGGTAGAAACCATCCTAATCGTAACCTGTATAATTCCACTGGATGCCCCACCTGCGGAAGTGCCAAACTACAAAAGAGAGGTTTTAGTTATACGACCACAGGAACCTTCCAAAGATTCCAATGTACCCATTGTGGAACTTGGTCAAAGTCAACCAAAGCCGTAAAGGAACACGCTCATGTCACAGCAGCTTGAAACACTAGCGGAGTACATCAAGGCTAGGCAGATTGGTGGAAACCACTACAAGACACAGATCCAGCCTTGGGATGTCTTCCTTGATTGGGAGATGGACCCTTGGCTGTGTAATGTGATTAAGTATGTGCAGCGCCACGCTAAGAAGAACGGCAAAGAGGACCTTGAGAAGGCAAAGCACTATCTTGAGTTTGCTATCGAGAACTACGACAAGATAAAGGCTGTGTATTACAAATGAGTCAGCGTGATCTTGATAGGGCACACAATGAGTTAAAGGCCGGTAATTGGAACTTAGGTTTTAGGCTATTTGAGTCTAGGGAAGTTAGGAAGTTGAAGTTTGAACTAGGCACTAAGACACCCCTAATGCGTACACTTTTGTGGGAACCTGGATATAGTGTTGATGGTAGGCACCTCATCGTTGTTAATGAGCAGGGCATCGGAGATACAATCATGTTCTCCCGCTTTATACCGCTTCTGAAGACCCTGCCAATCAAGTCTGTATCGGTGTATATGCTTCGCACACTGAACA